GCTATGCGCCGAACGAACACATGGTTTATCAACTCAATGCCCGCGATGAAATCATCGAGCAGTTCCTGGAGGACGTTCTCTAATGTTTACCAACCGCGTAAGACAGGCCATCGCGGCCACCCTGCAAGGCCTGCCGTTGTCGGCGACCGTCGATGAGTTCACGCCGCCGAAGATCGAGTTCGATATGGAATCGATGAGCGGTGGACGCTTCATCGCCGAGGAAATGGCCAAAAGCGGCAAAGTGCTTGGCGCCAAGCTGATCCTGCAAGGCGCAGGCCCGGAAGTGATGCTCGCCCTGGGCGTAAAACTGGGCGATGACATTTTGCTCAACGTGCGTGAGGCCGGCCAGGACCAGGACGGCAATACCTGGTTCACCTACCACACCGTCGGCGGCAAGCTGAAGTCTCTGGAAGAGGCCAAGCTGAAAATGGGTGAAAAGCCTACCACCACGCTGGAACTGGCGTGCCGCACCTACAACCGCCTGGAAAACGGCATTCCGGTGATCGACATCGACGTACGCACCCAGAAGTTCGTGCTCAACGGCGTCGACATCCTCGGCGACGCCCGTCGCGCTGTGTTGCTGCCTTAACGCCGAAGTTAAGGCGAATATAAGAAAACTGTGGGAGCGGGCTTGCTCGCGAATGGGCATGACACTCATACCATTTCTGTCGATCGCCCCATCGCTTTCGCGGGCAAGCCCGCTCCCACAGGGAACTCAATGACCTCAAAAGGAATTGCGACATGCCCTGGACACCACCCAAACACGAACTGCTGTCGCCGATCACCGGGGACGACGGTTCAGAGATCAAGCAGATCCAGCTGAAACCCCTGTACTACGCCGCACAAAAAGAAGCCCTGGCCCGCGCCGGCGATGATGAAGACGATCAGTTCTTCGAGCTCGCGCTGTTGGCCACCGGCCTGTCGGTCAAGGAACTCGACCAGCTCAAACGCCCGGACTACGTCAGCATCGCCCACTACGCGCACGAAATGTCGACCCTTGCGACTTCGCATTTCCTTGAACAATCGAGCGAGGACAAGTCGGCCGATCCCGATGAAGTTACCTTGCTGCAACCGCTCACCACTGCGGGTCGTACTCTGACGGCATTGACCCTGGAAATGCCCGTCCTGCGCGCCACCAAAGCCATGAAGAAACTCAAGACCCCCAAGGAACGCGCCGAATTCATCACCGCCCACTGCACGGGACTGATGCTGCCCGATCTGGATCACCTGACCGTGCCGGACTGGACGCAACTGCAGGTGCGTATCGACGATTTTTTAAACCAACCGGCGGCCTACTTTCGGAACGCGACATCGAAGTGATCCTCGATGTGGTGCCGCTCATTTACCCGGTAAGTGAAGCGGACATTCTGGAGTGGGACGCTGAGAAGGCGCTGCGTCGCTATGACATAGCGCTTGCTCGTCTTGGTGTGAAAGAGGAGTAGGGGAGGATGGCAGATAGTAAGTATTCGACGATCGATGCGACGCTGAACAGTTTTGAGCTACCGATATTCAGTGCTGCATCAGAACCTTTCGGATCGACCGGTTTTATTGCAGCCATGGCACCGTTGGGCATAGCGTTGAACGCGCTCAGTCTGGACATGCGATTGTTGACGGCTGGGCAGGTCAAACTCGGTGAGGCATTGACGTCGCTGACGGCAGCGTTGGCCTTCCCTCGCTCGCAACTGCAGGTTTTTTCAAGTTCATCCGTGGCGAGCATGGAAGCGCCGCTTAGGCTTAGCTCCAATGTTGAGCCGCGCTCAACGTCTGACTCGCACCGCATATCGACGGTACACAAAGCGCAAAACCACCTGTGTACCTGCGATCTGACATCGCTGATGCACGCACCGATACTGCATCAAACAGTGCTTCCCATGGCATCTCCCGTCAGCGATAGAGACACCGGCAAAGCGATGGGTCTGTCGCAGAGCGCAGTGTTTGAAAAGAGTCTGCACGCGCAATCAACGTTCGAACGCAAAGATTCATCGACGCAGAACAATGAGGTCGCGAAAAGCCCGACAACTCCTGCAGATCCGATTGATGCAAGTCTCGGTCGGCTTCGCAGTGCGGTGATTCCAGATTTATCCGGGCTTTCCGCTCCGATCGATAGCTTGAGCGCGTTTGCTGAAGACAACCCCAAGAAGGCCGTTGGGCTCGCGGCTGTCGCTGTCGTGTTGTATTCCATCGCATCCAAATTGGTGGAATCTGTGGTCGATGAAGCATTCACCAATGTTGCTAAAAAGATCCTGAAGCGGGGTTCTTCGCGCAAGCTTTTTGGGCTGGGAAGGCTGATTGGTGAGGACGATCGTGGAGGTGGCAAGGGGCAGAACGAGAAGTCTCTCTTGGGCGCCTCCCCCAACGCGGGCAGTCCGGATCAAAGGGATGGTCGTAGAGGCACGCAAAAAAAACAGGGGGAGTGGAGTACCCACTTCAAGAGTTATCCCGATGGTTTTGGCTACTCGAAGGGATTGAGTTCTTTCAGTGCCCGGGTTTCTTTGGCACAGCCGATCTATAGCAAGGTGCATACGCCGTACGCTCTTGAAGTGCTTCCGAGGCTGACTACGCCAGCAATGGCGCAGGCTCGGAGCCTGGTCAAGCAGGTTGAGTCGGCCCAGGTTCGGAGCCTGGTGGCGCCGGTTAATCCGGTGCAGGGTCAGAGTCCATTGAGGCTCGTTAGCCCGGCACAAGCCACTCCTCTGCTCGGTACGGCAGTAAAGGTTGGCTCTTATCTAAGTAAGAGGGCGCAACCGCTGCGGTTGCTCGAAGCGGGCATCGGAGTCGCCCAGGGAGTTGCCAGCGGTGACACCAAGACCCTTGTTTCATCTGCTGGCACATTGGCTGGCTCTTATGCTGGGGCGGCCGCCGGTGCAGCTGTAGGTACCATGATCTTTCCGGGTGTCGGCACCGCCATCGGCGGGCTGCTGGGGGGCTTTGCCGGTTCTGAACTCGGCTCGATGCTGGGAGAAAAACTGGGTGCCCTGGTCGACCGCCTTGGCGCACCGGCACAGGTCAGCAAGGACCTGGCCAACGCTCAGACACAAAACCAACCGATCAACTTCTCACCATCGATTCAAGTCAGCAGCACCGGTGCCGACAGTGCCGAGCAAATTCGAATGGTGGTTGCGCAACAGTTGCAGGCGCAGTTCCACAGTGAGTTCGTTCCGTTTATGAGTTCCAACGCCCTCGCCACTCGACGCGATGCGGCTCTGACCGATGGAGGTGTGTGATGCGTCAGCAACTGGCACTTGGCAGTTTTATCTTCGGATTGTCTCGCAACTTTGCCTACAGCGGCATTGTGCGTCAGTCGGACGGTGGCTGGGTGGAACTGGACATTGTGACGGGCAAGCCGAAATCCAGTCAGACCGGGCAAAAGGCACAGACCCTCAAGATTAGCGGCAAGTCAATGTACGCGGTGGCCATGGATCGGCTCGATGAGCTTCGCGCGCTACAGGCACAGCGCATGCCGGTGCCTATGGTCGATGGCATTGGCACCAATTGGGGGCTGTGGCGAATCAATAGCGTGACAGAGACACAGAGCGAAGTGATCGACGACGGTACCGCGATGCTCGTTAACTGGACCGTTGATTTGTCGGAGTTCATACATGCGTAGGGTTCGAAGTGTGGCCGGTGACTCAGTGAGTCTGTTGCTCTACCGCGAAACCGGTCGTTGCGATGATGCAACAGAAGCGGCGCTTTGGCGCCTCAACCCGATGTTGGCGGAACAAGGTGCGATATTACCGGCGGGTATCTGGGTGATTCTGCCAGAACTTGAATCCTTGTCAGCAGCCGCCACGCCATTAACGGCCTGGGATTAAGGAGGATTCATGACACTGGGTTTTACGCCAAAGGTCGTCATTTACGGGGCGAACCAGGCTTTGATCAATAAGCGGCTGATCAGTTGGGAGCACATTGATGCCGGCGGCATCGAGTCCGATCAGTTGACGCTGACGCTTGATCTGGAGGGGCTTGAAGGGATGCCGAGCCTGGGAGGCAAGATCGGTTTGAAGGTCGGTTATCTGGAGTCCGGATTGGTGGATAAAGGCCAATTCATGGTGACGCGTCTTACGCCAACGCTATTCCCATTGCGCTTGACCCTGGTAGCCACCGCCGCACCTTTCACTGCATCGGACGAGACCGGTTTCCTGCAACGTCGATCGGCCAGTTATGGTCCGACAACCCTCGGTGCGCTGTTCCGCCAGTTGACTATAAGACACGGCTTTTCGCCCCGCGTGGCCCCCAATCTGTCGCTGAAGAGAATTGATCACATCGATCAATCCAATGAAAGTGACATGGGTTTTCTGACGCGACTTGCCGGCAGGTACAAAGCGATCGCCAAGCCGATCAATGAGCTGTATGTCCTGGCATTGCCCGGTCAGATCAACTCGCTGTCGGGCAAGGCACTGCCCGAGGTGAAACTGTCAGTCACCACTAACAATCGTCCAGGCGATCGCGCCTTTATATCTGCCACCCTCGATGACACTGCTCGGGCGAAAACTCAGGGCTGCCAGACGAAGTGGTGGGACGCAGCAGCCGGGGTGGTGCGGGTAATCGAAACCGGTGCTCCGCCGTTCAAGGTGGTGCGCCAGGTCTGTCAGAGTGCAGAAGATGCCAGGGACGTCAGTGAAGGCGAAATGCGCAAATTGTTGCGCGAAAAGCTCAAGGTGAAGATCAGTTGCCCGGGCAATCCAGCCCTGTCCGCTGAAGGGTTGGTAATGCTGGATACAACTTGGCCGGATTTCATGCGTGGTCGCTGGTCAATCGAAAAGGTCACCGCCAGTGGTGATAAGTATCAGAGCTATCGCTGCCTGATCGATGCGACCTGTGTGGACGCGCCTCAGTAGTGCGTTGGTGCTTGAATAGTGAATGGAATCTGACTTATGTCCCTGACGATAGTGCAGCTACAGCAAATACTCCCGAACGCCCGCAGCCAAGCGGGCGTTTTCATTTCTGCGCTTGATCGCGCCATGACCTGTTGCAACATCAACACTCCCAAGCGCATCGCCGCATTCCTCGCACAAGTCGGCCATGAATCAGGACAATTGCAGTACGTGCGCGAACTGGGCAGCGATCAGTACCTGAGCAAGTACGACACGGGCGCTCTCGCTATTCGCCTGGGCAACACGCCTGACCCTGACGGGGACGGCCAACGCTATCGCGGCCGAGGCCTGATCCAGATCACTGGCCGCGACAACTATCGACGCTGCAGCCTCGGCCTGTTTGGCGACGAGCGTTTATTGAGCTCGCCCCAGTTGCTGGAACAGCCCCGATGGGCCGCCGAATCTGCCGCTTGGTTCTGGGAGCAGAACGGTCTCAATGAACTGGCCGACCGTGATCAGTTCAACAGCATCACCCGGCGCATCAACGGTGGCCTGAATGGATTGCAGGATCGCTTGCAGCTCTGGGCGCGGGCGAGGGCGGTGTTATGCCAGCCTTCGGTTTGATTGCTGCGACTTATCGGTGGTTTGTGTTGGCGACCGTGCTGGCCTGTGGCTCGGCGGCGGTGACCTGGCGTGTCCAGGATTGGCGCTATGGCAGGCAGTTGGCGGAGCAGGCGCGATTGCACAGTGACACGTTGAATCAACTGACCTCGGCCGCGGCGACGCAGCAACGAGCCGAGCAGAACAAACGACTGGCGCTCGAGCAGCAGCTTTCGGCCAGTGAACAAAACCATTACCGGGTGTTGAGCGATGTCCAACGTGATCAAGATCGCCTGCGCGATCGGCTTGCCACTGCTGATGTGCGGTTGTCAGTCCTCCTCGATGCCAGCGATGCAGTTTCGATCGCAGCAGTGTCCACCGCCTCCGGCCCCGGCGGCGTGGATCATGGAGCCGTACGCGCCCGACTTGACCCGGCGCATGCTCAACGAATTGTCGCCATCACCGATGCCGGCGACCGCGGACTGATCGCATTGCAGGCCTGTCAGGCGTATGTCAGGGCGATCATCCGCTAACATTTTGATCGACCCTGTAACTTGCAAGCGCCATGCGCTCGTGTACGGTAGGTCTCATTCGCCCCATCAGGAGATGACCGTGAAAGTAATCACTCAGTTGGCCGCTGACCTTGGCAGGCATTTGCAGATGCTCAACGCTCATGTCTCCACGGCCGAGTCTTGTACCGGTGGGGGGATTGCCGAGGCGATCACTCGCATACCCGGTAGCTCGGCGTGGTTCGAGGCCGGGTATGTCACTTATTCCAACCTGCAGAAAAACCTGCAGTTGAATGTCCCGGTGGAGTTGTTCACCACCGTAGGGGCGGTCAGCCGCGAGGTGGTCGAGGCCATGGCCAGGGGCGCGCAGGAAAAAAGCCGTGCGTTCTTTTCCGTGGCGGTCAGTGGCGTGGCCGGGCCCGACGGTGGCTCGCCGAGCAAACCGGTGGGGACCGTGTGGCTGGCCTGGGGTGTCGGCGAGCGGGTGTTCAGCGAGCTGCAACACTTCCCGGGTGACCGCGACGAGGTCCGCCGACAAACGGTGAAGGCCGCGCTAGAGGGGCTGCTGCGGTATGCCGCGGCAGAAATCTCAAATCAGGGGTAGGCGTTCCTCAAGCGCTGTGGAATAATACTGTCTACTTATACAGGTGTTGGCCGTCAGGCCTTATTGATTACGTGAGGACTTTAATGGACGACAACAAGAAGAAAGCCT